TGAAGCTGCCGAGTTGTTTGTTAAGGATGGTACACCCATCCCAGAGAAGTTTGGCTACATGAAGCCTATCGTTGGTAGCCTCGCTGCCATTGAAGGTGATAAGCACACCGAGTTAAAGCTAGGTGTCAGGAAGACGGGCACTGGCTACGCGCCGTGCAGCTTCTTTGCTAAGGATGTGTGGTGGCGCGGCATCGTCGACTTGGTTATCATCAACGGCGATAAGGCCCACATGGTAGACTATAAGACGGGTAAGAACGCCAAGTACGCAGACCCAAAGCAGCTTGACCTTATGGCTGGGGCGTTATTCGTACATTACCCGGACCTTACAGTTATTAAGTCTGCGCTAGCATATGTAGTGAGCAACGAGTTCATCAAGAAGGTTCATGTTCGAGAAGACATGGATACGTACCTAAATGTGTTCGCTGACGAACTGGGCCGACTGGAACACGCCCAGCTTAGCGGTGTGTGGAACCCTAAAAGCAGCCCTTTATGTGGCTGGTGCCCTGTGGTAGAATGCGAACACCACCGCCCGAGGAGACGCTAATGGCCCGTGACTATCGCAAAGAGTACGATACGTACCAAGGTACAGAGCAGCAGAAGAAGAACCGCGCTGCGCGTAACTCTGCCCGTGCCAAGATGATGAAAGCTGGCAAAGTCAGCAAGGGCGACGGGAAAGACGTCTCCCACCTCAAAGCCTTTGATAAGGGTGGTAGCAACAAGAACGGGTTACGTGTAGAAAGCGCATCAGCCAACCGCTCCTTCAAACGGGACAGCAAGAAGAACCTCGTCTCCGAAGTTAGTACGCGGGAACGCAAAAAGAAGAAATAACATATAGGTGGAGATACACCGTGCAGATCGTAGATAATAAAGCGTTGGTCTTTGAAACCAACGAGCCTGACATCATTACCCACGTAATCCCGAACAGTGCAGTAATCGAGGACAACAAGGTGGCCGTCAAGTGGGGGCTGCATGAAGTGCAGATTCTCGCTGGCTTAGGCTACAAGAACGTCCCCTCCCCCATTATGCGGGACTACAAGTGGACGGGTAAGTATAAGCCGTTTGCGCACCAAGAGACCACTTCGTCTTTTCTGACCGCCAATAGGCGCGCCTTCTGCTTCAACGAGCAGGGTACAGGTAAGACAGCCAGCGTTATATGGGCGGCAGACTACCTGATGAACTTAGGTAAGATTAAACGCGTCCTAGTTCTGTGCCCCCTGTCAATCATGAAGTCGGCATGGCAGCGTGACCTATTTACCTTTGCGATGCACCGTTCGTGTAGCGTTGCTCATGGCGATGCCAAGGCGCGTAAGAAGATTATTGAAGCTGGCGCTGAGTTTGTCATCCTGAACTATGATGGGCTAGCTATCGTAGAGGATGTAATCCGTGAAGGCGGCTTTGACTTGATCGTGGTGGACGAGGCCAACGCCTACAAGAACGCACAGACTAACCGCTGGAAAACGATGGCGGTGATAATGAAAGACCTCAACCCGTATCTATGGATGCTTACGGGTACACCCGCAGCCCAGTCTCCGATAGACGCCTACGGCTTAGCCAAGCTGGTGAACCCGCAGAATTGCCCTACCTTTTACGGCGCATTCCGTGACCAAGTCATGATGAAGCTGACCCAGTTCAAGTGGGTTCCGAAGCCTAACTCAGACCGTGTGGTTCATAATGTGCTGCAACCCGCTATCCGGTTTGAGAAGAAAGACTGCCTCGACTTGCCAGAGGTTACGTTCATTGAGCGCGAGGCACCGCTCACACCACAGCAGAAGAAGTACTACCTGCAACTCAAGAACGAGATGTTGATTGAGGCTGGCGGGGAAGAGATTAGCGCAGTCAACGCAGCGGTTAAGATTAACAAGCTACTCCAGATTAGTGGTGGTGCGGTCTATGCGGATACTGGAGAAGTCATAGAGTTCGATGTATCTAACCGCCTTAACGTAGTACTGGAGGTAATTGCGGAAGCTGCAAATAAGGTACTGGTCTTTGTGCCATTCACCCACACCATCGAACTACTACGCGCCAAGCTGGAGAAAGCTGGCGTCACCTGCGAGGTCATCAACGGTAAGGTGCCGCTCAACAAGCGCTCTGACATCGTCGACCAGTTCCAGACACGTAAAGACCCGCATGTACTTATCATCCAGCCGCAGGCTGCATCGCACGGACTTACGCTTACGGCAGCAGACACAATCATCTGGTATGCCCCAGTGACAAGCGTAGAGACCTACTTGCAAGCTAACGCCCGCATCAACCGCCCCGGACAGAAGAACGCAATGACCATTGTGCATATCAGGGGTAGTGAGGTGGAGGACCGCCTGTTCTCCATGCTGCAAGGTAACATTAACAACCATGAAAGGATTATCGACTTATATCGTCAAATGATGATTGATGGTGCTTGACAATGTCAAAGAGCATTGTAAGAATATAAAAGCCAACCAAGGAGCAAAACATGAATACCGATAAATCCGTTGAGGAGATGGTGGCTGCGTATCGCAAGCTGCGCGAAGCCATCTCGGATAAAGAAGAAGCCCACAAAGCAGAAGTATCTGGACTGCGTGAGCAACTCGACATTGTCAGCGATGCACTGTTGGGGGTTTGCAACTCCCTTCAGGTTGACAGTCTACGTACAGCGGCGGGTACAGTTAGCCGCCGTGTGAATACCCGTTATTGGACCACTGACTGGGAAAGAATGTATAGTTTCATTTGTGAAAATGATGCACCGTTTCTTTTAGAGCAGCGTATCCACAACGGTAATATGAGGCAGTTTCTGGATGAAAACCCAGATATGCTTCCGATTGGCCTCCAAGCTGATCGCAAGTTTGTTATCCAAGTTCGTAAACCAACAGGAAAGTAAGGGGATATACCCATGTCAAACGAAGTATCTATCTTTAAGCAAGCCGGTGCCGTCTCAACGTCAGTCGGTCGTCGTGAACTCAGTGAACTTGCTAAGTCGCTTGCGACTAGTGGTACCACATCTCGTCGTATCCAAACCAACACCAACGGCACGTTCAAACGCCTAATCAATGGTGAGCAGATCGGTGATGCAGTCCGTGGTGATATCAATGTCATCATCGTTCATGCGCTGCCCAAGGTATCGCGTACATTCTACGCTGGGGCGTACGACCCCAATGCAAAGCCGACGTTGCCAGATTGCTGGTCAAACGACGGTGATAGGCCCGAAGCATCTGCCGGTAATAGGCAAGCTGCTAACTGCACGGTATGTGACATGAACGTAGTCGGCTCGGGCCAAAACGGTAAGGGTCGCGCTTGCCGCTTCCAGCGCCGTATAGCGGTGCTACTCGCTGGTGATACATCTGGCGAAGTTTATCAGTTCAACGTCCCTGCTAAGTCGCTCTTCGGTAAGGGCGTCGGCAACGTGCATCCGTTCGAAAGCTATGTGAAGTATCTGCTCGGCCACCACGAAAGCCCAGATTCGGTAATCACCAACATCAGCTACGACTTGAACGCTGACTCTATGGAGCTTCTCTTCACGCCTGTGCGCGGTCTGAACGACGACGAGTACGACCTCGTAAAGCAGGTGCAACAGGACCCAGCCACTAAGCGACTCTGCGAACTAACCGTAGCTGCGCAGGATGGTGTCAAGAAGCAACCACAGGCACCTGCACCCACCCCCGCACCTGCACCACAGGTTTCTCGCTCGGACGAACCCGAAGAAGAAATCGAAGAACCTAAAAAGCGTGTTGCATCCAAACCCGAAACTGTGGCAGCATCAGAAAGCCTTGCGTCGGTTATCAGCGCATGGGGTAGTGGGGAGTAGTAATGAGTTACGGCTACAGCGTTAAGCTGGTTGAAGCCAATCAACAGGCTGACGAGGAACACTTGGGTGTGCAGCTAGGGAGGAAGTGCATTGAGCATGGAATCCCGGTGAGCAAAGCTGCCGACGAACTGGGTGCTACTCGTCAGACTGTCTACAATTGGTTCTGCGGGGGTAGTATCCCACAGGGCGAGTTCGTTGGGCTGATCCAAAAATACATCGCTCAGTTGCCTAATTGAGCCTTTCAAGATGTGAATTAGTTGGCGGGTAAACCCCGCGACAGAGAGTGATGCCATGGAGAATTTTGACCTAATGTCTGCGGTACAGCCTTCCGATGGATGGTTTGCAATCGTAGGCATAAAAGATAATGCAGTTAAACAATCAATGGTCGAAACCCGTGAGGAAGCAGACCGCGTTGCAGCCCAGTACCTAGCCCAAGAACGCAATGTGTTTTTCGGGGTGGCTAAGTTTAAGACGGACGCAGGCCGCACCAAAGATAATGTACTATCACTTCGTGCTTTGTGGCTCGACATTGACTGCGGTGAAGCCAAAGCGGTTATAAGCGACAAGACCGGACGCCCCGATGGGTATGCTACGCAGCGAGAGGGGGCCATTGCCCTACTTGAGTTCCGCAACCTTGTCGGCCTGCCTAAACCCACCATCGTTAGTTCGGGGCGCGGTATACACGCATACTGGGCGCTTGACCGAGATGTAACCCGCGAAGAGTGGGAGCCTGCCGCTGAGCGCCTGCGTGATCTATGCTATACCCATGACTTCTATGTGGACCCAGCCGTGTTCGACGCGTCGCGTATCTTAAGGATACCGGGCACATACAACTTTAAAGACTCTACACCTAAGCTAGTAGAGGTAATGCGACCCGCCGAGCCGGTTAGCTTTGACGAGATGGTCAAGCTTATGGGCGTCAAGAAGGCTGCACCTAAACAGCAGTGGGAGCCTACCGAACTTGGTAAGGCTATGAGGGCCAGCACACAGTTCAACTTCGGCAAGATTATGACGCGTAGTGCTAAGGGTGACGGCTGTAACCAGCTTCTTCATGCTTACACCAACCGAGCTACGATAGACTACTACGAGTGGTTTCACGCCATCTCGGTTGCTGCCCAGTGCGAAGACGTAGACAAAGCAGTACATATGATGTCCGAGGGGCATCCCGACTACGACCCAGACCAACTGGACGCTAAGGTAGCCACCATCAGAGGCGCAACTAGCTGTGCCAAGTTTGAAGGTAAGAACCCTGCGCTGTGCCAAGGGTGTAAGTGGAAGGGGCAAATCCTCGGCCCAAAGTATCTTGGCAAAGTTGTCAAGGAAGCGACTTCTGATCTTGT